CCCAAGGAGTCTCGCCCCATGGGCCACCACCCCAACCGGAGTAGGTCGCCACCTAGTCATTCCTTACGCTATACGAATGATTGCGCCAGTTGCTGTAGCTGCAGGGAACACGATTGTAAATGTGCCCGCAGTTGAGGTCTTAGCACCACCAAAGTTTAAAATCGCCACTGCGGGATTACCCGTAGCGGTGTCGTTATAAATCATGGCGCCAAAGGCGGTAATAGTTGCCGTAGTAAAAGACAGATCAGCAAAGTCTGTCAAAGCCGTCGTACCCGACGATACTGGAGTAACCTTAGTCAGTGTACCGCCGCCAGCCGTGTAAGAGCCAGAAGCCGCTACTTCGTTGGTCGTGGTGTAAGCTGTGGTTGCAGCCGTAAACGAGGCACTGTTGTTGTACAGGGCTAGTTTAAAAGTCTGGCCAGAGCCGGTTGAGAAGTTATGCACACCCTTAAGGATTTCGACCTTAAACGAGGTGGGCATTACGGTTGTGGTAAAAGCCATTTAGACTCTCCTTAGTAAATTGGCGGCGTCTTGTTCCCCGCCCTGAACACAAATTTGGATGCAAGTAGCCCTTTCGGCCCGCTTGGCTTGTTTAAGATATTCAAAGACTGCTCTCTGAACGCGCTCCCGGAAGAACTTAGCCTGCTCACGAATGGCCGGAGGAGCGTTATCGGCCACACTAATAATTTTATCTGCGCAGAGTTCTGCTAGATCTTCGCACGAATGGCCGCCAAAGTCACTGGTTTTAACGGTTGGATCAGCCATCTTTCCGGCATGTAATTGGAACATATCAGGTCCTCAAAGCTTCTGGGGGCAACATCGGGTCGTTTTTGGGCAAAGAATCCTTAACCTCTGAATATTTTTTAGCCACAAAACGCCCATTTTCCAGACCTACAACCAAGGGTTCAGCTAAACGATGATACCCATAAAGCTTGCTTTCCACAGGTTCATTGGTATCCAAAAGCGAAGAATCCTGGGCAATTCCTACCTTGATGCCGCGAGAAATGGCTATGGACAGCAAGAACTCACAGTTTGCCCGCCCTGCTTCAGCGAAGTGGACATACCCTTTGTACGAAAAGTCAATGCCATAAAGGTGGATTTCGGCAACTTTTGCCGCAATTGCAAAGCCTATGGCATATGCCACCGTGTTGTTAAAGTACCCTGTTTGGCAGGCATTCATCACCGGTTCAAGGGGGAACTCCACCAGGCCTGGGCACCTCTGGTCTAGCTCGCAGGTGTAGATAGGACCTTTATGCTCCTTGAGCACCTTGGCCATAATCCCCGTCTGCGTGCCTGAATCATCACTGTCCAAGAACCGACTTGCCGGGTCCATCATAAAAACTCGATCGTGGAAGATTACCCCAGCCATGGAGTTGATCGCCCACACCTCGTTAAAATCTATTGAATGGGTCTTGGCTAGTATGAACTGGCCGTGGCTTTTTCCCATCGCCACTATTGCTATACGTTTTCCTTCAAGATTTGGAACACTTGTCATGGACCTGGACTTTCTGATTTCACATATATGCGAGCCATACCATCACGGAATTCGTCACGACGACGACGGCCTTGTTGCTCGATTCCAAGACCTTGAATTGCTTCTTTATAGGAATTATTAAAGTAAGCAATCATATCAGCAGGACCTTTGGTGTAGCTGTAAGCTTGGACCAAACATCCATATAGAAGTGCCTCAGGGGCATTGATACTTACCCATGTCGTAGTGTTGGTAGATGACAATTGAGCGGGTTTATAAATATAGCCAAGTTCTACCGCGTACGCGGACGTGGGCGTGGGAGCTACATAGAAAGTATTCTGATCCCATACGGAATAGTATTTAGGGACACCAGTGACACTTCCGTCAGCCCAATACTCTTTCATAAAAGAAGTATCGCGAAACTCTAAAAAGATTTGATCTGTTCCATCTGTGACCATCATGTAGCGGTGGGTCAATATATCCGACGGAGCAGTTAGGAACTTATTGTTCGCCGTCAAATTACCAGTCACTTCTAACTTAAATACGTCTAAATCAATATCCCTTAGGATACGGTTCTCTGTCATGAGAATAAACGTATTAATAACCGCATTGGTGAATACATTGGCATCCACCTCGGTATAGTTGCGTATATTAGTTACTAATTCGTCGTAGGTCATGACACATTTCCTATGGCACTTGAGGCAGAAACGGAACTAGTATTTACAATCACTGAGTTGCCGGAGGCTTCGACATCGTTGACATAGCCCGTTGCACTGACTCCTGAAGTTGCATGAGAGGACGAAGTAACAACAAGAATGGTTCCGATATTACCAACACCAAAGACGTCTCCTTGCTCCGGGTAGGGCTGCATATTGTTGCCCCCGTTAGCACTCCCAATACTTTGAAAGGCTGAGTCGCCAGGTGAACCAACATAAACAGTAACCGGCTCAACCCGATCAGGACGAGGCTCATAGAGAGCAACAGCATCGCCATTAAACTTGAGTGGCTCAAGTTGCGGTTCTTTTGGTTCGTAATCTTCTGGGCAGACCTTGAATCCGCGCCAGTTTTTTCGCAGAATATTGTAGGGGTAACGTTGCCCGCAGTAATCGCAAAGTCCGTATGAGAATTTTCCGGTTGCGTATGCCACATCATACCCCCAACTGAGGAACGAAACTTATACTGGCCGTTTCACGATCTTCCGCAGCGGCTCTAGCCCACTCTTCTTCATAAATTTGCTTTAATCCGGCAGTCCTTTCAGACTTAAATTTAAGAGATAGATAGTAAGCAAGACCTGCTGCTAAGCAAGGCAAAAACCTGAAGTTTACATCCGATGTATTGGTGTAATCTCCAGCATCTTGAATCCGTCGAATTCTGTAATACCTAAACTGGTATGGTCCACCGCCTCCTCCAGGAGTCGGATAGAAAAATACCTTTGGAATATTCGTTCGCTCTACATAATATTGAGCGGGACGAGCTTGCGTGCTTTTATCCGGAATATCTAGATACTCTGCTCGAGTTATCGGGTCAATCGTAATATCAACAGCGGGGCTCTGGGAAAAGTCTCTGATTACGGCAGTTAGCACTTGGACGGTGTCCGTTGGCAACGTAATAGAAGTAGTTCCGGTCAAGCTAACAGCCACTTCCTCAATGGTCCACAAATTTAATCCCCTATTCGCCCAATCCAAAAACATGAGGTTAAGCGATCGACGAGCGGTCTTCAGGTGATGACCCGTAGTCATCTCCATCCCACAACGCTCGTATGCCTCTTCGATTAACTCATCGATTGGTAGGTCAAATATCGTGGTACCAGAAGTTGCCATTTAGCACATTCCGCCTTTTTTGTAACCCTTGGCCATTCCACCACCCATCATGCCCATAGCCATACGCTTGTGCTGATTAACGGCCCCGCCGTTTTTCATCATCACAGGACCGCTGGTTTTGCTGGTCTTTGAAATCATTTTGTTTTTAGGACCAGACTCAACACATCCGCCGCCCTTGGTTGCAATGCCCATTCCTTTTCCAGCCATGATTATTTCCCCTTTTTCATTGCACGGCCTTTAACATCTGCCGTTTTACGTTTAACTGCACGACCCATTTTATCCATGGCCGAGTTCTTCATCATGGTGCCATCAGGCATCTTGTGCATGCCTGCTACGCCACCTTTTTTCATTTTGCCCACCCCATCCGCAGCAAATTCTGGAACTTTTTTACCGCCCTTCATAACCATTTTTAACTTGGCCATTACTTCCTTCCTTTCTTTGCCGTTTTGGCAGATTGTATAAAAGCTTTTGCAGTAGGAGCGCCTTTAGTTCCCGGCTTACGCATCTTTTCACCAGAACCCATAGCGATACGTTTTTTCTTAGCGTTGATATTAGAATACAAGCCGGGTTTTGCTGGCATGGTTCTACCTTCCGTTGAAAAATGAATACAAACCAATAAAAAAACTTGTCACCGCACTTGACGCTCCGGCCACCCACATGAGGGTTTTCCAGCCGCCTTTCGCTTCTGACAAGGTTAGATTAATTGCTTCTAACGACTTTTTTATGTCGCTCATTCTGGAAACTTCTTCATTTGGCCAGCAGAACGAGCACAATAAGACTTACGACGCTTCGCGCGGGCGCCCGAAGGGTTGTCTTCTGTGACCGCAGTCTGAAGTTTAGACCCAGGATTAGCCTTTCGATACGCGGCAACCCCTTTTTTGGTCATCCCAGCCCCGGACTTTGTCGGGCGAAAGTTGCCCGACTTGACCGAAGTCTTGATGCCCATTCCCTTGGCCTTGGCCATTAGACCGCTGCCCCACCGTAGAAAAATAGTGTGACACTGGTGACTTGTGCGTCATTTACGTCAATAAATACGCCTTCATCAAACAAGAACCCCATATCCGGAACAATGATGTCATACGCCCCAGCAGAAGCTGGAGTATTAATCGTCACTAAAGCCGTCCCAGAAGAAGTTGTACCGTTCTTTAATGAAAATGAAGAGGCCGTTGAAGTACACGTGAAGTAAACTCCTGCTACACGTGTACGTCCCGCAATAGCCTGTGCGTCGCTGGTCTTAGTGACCGAGCTTATATTGCTTGCGCTCATTACAGCCCCCTAATTAGGAGAGGTTGTTGTTCTGAATATAAAGAACAGTTACTGTCGCCGCGCCTGCAGCACCATTGCCGTTTTGAGCGGTAAAATCCGCTAAAACTTGAATGTCAGTCGTTCCAACATCAGTAGCTTCGGTGTCTAAGGTGCCACGAGTAGTAGCCGCAGTCTTGACGCTGGTAGAAGGAACAAAAGCATCGGCATCAGCCGAAGTTCCAACTACAACAGTGGCAGTACCGGTGTCGTCGTTAGCCGTTGTAACGTTCAGAATAACGTCAACGATTTGTGAATTTGCAGGAATAGTAGCAACAACTTGGTTGTTCGAAGTTGCGCCGATGATGTCAATCACAGCGGACTGAGCCATCAATACATACCCTACGTTTGCTACATCAGTGCCTACCGTTGTTCCGGTAGTGTATTTAATATTTCCAGCCGTGACTGGGCCAGAGAAATTGGTATTAGCCATGATAAACCTTTCGTGTTATAGCACATTGCCCATAAGTCTCTATAACGTCTGCTAGGCCAGTCGTATGGGCTGAATAAATCCTAGTCCTTAAAGAATACAGCAAAAGGGGGGTTTTGCAACCCCCCTTTCTTACAACATCAACCCGGTGAACCAAAGATACCGCGTGGATCCGAGAACCCAAACGAATAACGCTCACGGGCCTTGTAGCGAACGTTGCCGGTGTCGAAGTCGCCTTCGAAGCCAGTTTTGATCGATACACGCTGGAACATCTTCATGCCGTTGGGGGCGTCGGTTTTAATAAACCATGCGTCCGGATCGGTCAGGAAGTGGTTAACTGTGTAACCCTGGGGGATCATGCCCATGTTCTTGATGGCATTGATGTCGTTATCAGCAGTACCAACGCGGAGCGTGGACTTCATGATACGGTCAGCCGTGAACTGGAGTTCCTTGGGGATAATCAGTTTCAAACCTTGGATCGCGATCTTCAGGCCGCGCTCGTCTGTGAACGCTGCGATGTCGATCAACGCCTGCTCCAGTGAGGTCTCAGACAAATCGGCAGGTGTTGTCAATTCGTTTTTGAGATCTGCACCGGTTAGGGTGGGGTGATCCGTTGCACAGAGAGGCTTGCCGTCACCACCGATTGAAGTAGTAAAGGCACCGTTTAGAACGGCAGCAGCCTTGATCTGCTTGGTTTGTGCCATAGAACGGGCCAAAGAGCGGGTATAACGAGCAGACAGACGATCGTAGAGGTTGTCCTCAACGGCTTCTTCCGTCAGCGCAAATGCCAGCGCAATGGTTTCGTGGGTGTAACGAGCCGCATAGACTTCTTGTGCGTTGTCATAAGCGACACCAGCACCTTCAGACTTTACAGGGGCGTTACCAAAGCCAGAGAGCATTACCTCTTCTTCGAACGCACGATCAGATGTCTCTACGTCGTAGATTTCTGCGTGCTCATTCTCGTAGTTGGAATACTCCAAGCCAAACAGAGCGTTAAGACCGGGCTCAAGCTCTCGTACTAGTTGCGAACGTGAAATAGCCATGATTAAACTCCTGCAGTGCCCGTGCCACCTTTGTAGA